TATTAGTTAGAGCTGTGCCGATTGGACTAGCTTGAATACAAATATAAATATTATTCAGTTGTGCTGTAGTTGAGCCTTTAACTAAATCTCTTATAACGTGAGCTGCCGTAGTAGTAGTTGCAGATGTTCCTCTAAAAGTTCCTAATTCTTGGGTAACGGATAATTCACCTGAGCTATCAAACGCCAGGACTTTAGATGCACGATCAGTAGCTGAGTTCGTAAACTCAGTAGAAGTCATGGTATTCGTTCTTGATAGTTTCATAGAACGATCAACTTCTTCCTGGACCTCTTGAATTTGCATTTGCAGTTTGTCTAAAGTATCTTCGTGAGTTTCAGCTGGGAAAGGATCGTTAGCTACATAATCTGTTTCTTGGGTTAATGAAGTATCTCGAATAAGCACTACAGTTACCCCTGAAGCTGGGGCCGTACCAAATGTAACAGTACCACCTGATGAACCAGCATCGGCAATAGTATAGTGAGTGGTTAAAGCTTTTACAGTTTCTACACCAGCTGCACTTCTCTCAATAACCACCAGCTCCGCTGTCGAGTTAATTGAAAATGTGTAGTTAAATGCAGTTGTAGATGCATTGCCAGTATAACTGTTCTTCACAGTTGTAGTTGATAGTGTCATAATTGTCCTAGGGTAAAAAAAAAGCCAGCATTATAGCCAGCTTTATATTAAATCTTGGAGTACGGATTTATAGTAATTGTATCTAAATTACTAAGTTATTCGGACCAAGATGTCAAAAATTATTTATTGAATAGTTTTAAGCCCTCTTTGGCTATGGTAATCATTTGATAATATGTATCGTCTAATATTTGGCGTTTTTCAATAGGGCTGTAATTAACCTTATCTCTAATCACAATATTAATTAAACTTCGTTGTGAGTTTAAAACGTCAGCATAAGCTTGCAGAGCTATATAATCAAACCCAATATCTTGATCTATAATATCAATTACGTTGCCTACTTCAGAAGGTTCTACTTGATTTAAAGTGGTTAAAGCTGTTTGTATTTCTTCATATTCTTTATAAAAATCTTCAATAAATTCAGAACCTGAAGATGGGTGACGAACTACAAATGCTTTTATAAATGGCATGTCAGACAATTTTTTTGCTGGCCTAATAGGATCTTCTGAATAACCACTTGCTATTAAAGCTGCATCAGCAGCTTCTAATACATATTTACCAAGTGTACCTGACCAGCCTTTTAAAATAGCATCAATTCTTGCTGGGCTAGTAACTGGTGAAAATGTGCCAGCTTTACCATCAGGATCAGCTGTGTTCATAAAAGCTCTAATTGTATTACCAATTTCCTTGGCTACTTCACTCGTATATGGAGTATATTGATATTCAGGGAAAATACCTTCCATGCTATAAGGCACAATAGGTTGATTGGTAAAAGTATTTTTATTAAATGCTTGCTCTATAAATGGTTTTACGATGTCAGGATCAGGAATTAAATCAGTTGCATTATCTGCTACAAACTCGGTTAAAAATTCAGATACATCATCAGGAGTTTCAGAGAACATTAAATCTAATATTCTTTCTGTGCCAGTACCAAAAAGAATACCAGGGCCAAATGGTTTTGGTACTCTGTAAACCACTTCTTCAGGTCCTTCTCCAGTAATAACAATCCAAAACATATCTTTTTGCCATTGGGGTAACTCTTTGTATGTTTCTTTATCGTGATTGACCCACCACATTAAGGCACTTGGCAACATAATATAAGTAGCTATTCGAGCAGTAGTGACTCCTGGTTGATCTCTAAAACCTTCTGCTAATTTAGCCCAACCTTGAATATTGGCATTAAAGAAAGCAGTAATAGCATTAATAGATTGCATCTTAGCACCACGTTTGGAGAAATCTAAAGTAACATCCCGTGCTTCAAACCCAGCTCTACGCAAAGCTTCTTTTTCTGTTAATCCATTTTTCAAAGCTTTATTGTAAGCTGATGAAAATTCTGCCATACGAGTTGTAGTTTCTGTAGCTTCAGACAAAATTCTTAATAGTTCTAATGGATTAGCACCCTTCACTTTATTCCATACGGGCAAGATATTTAATTCTTTATGTACTTTAACATCCATGTAGTTTCTATCCATACTCACTAACATTGATTGTACCGCACCTGAGCGTTCAAACTTATTAGTCATAGAATCAATTTTAGGTGATAGCTTGCCTGACATCATGTGAAACACACCACGAAACGTGGATAGTATGGGAGCTGCTTGTAAAATACTGCCTGATTTAGAAAAGATGCCTGACTGAGATGTGTCTCTAAGTAAATTTCTTATAAAGAAGTCAGGTGATAAAGTAGAGCCAGCTCTTAATAATCTTGATGGAATTGAAAAAGCTCTTATATATCTAGCTAAATTTACTTTGTCTAAACCTCGGATAGCTGTTGCAAATTCTCTACCAACTTGCCAAACTTCTTTTTCACCATTTCTAAAGATAACCACTTCTGTTTCAGAAAGCACTGTGTTTTCTCTTCTAAACACTGTCAAATTTTCAGCAGTTTTTGCATCAATTTTTGAATTTTCAAATACTGTGTTCATTTCTTCTGTCGTAATTTTAACAGCTTTCATTTTAGTTTTAACTTTATTTACTTCAGGAAATTTTTCAGGAAATTTTTCAGTCATTTCAATAAAACTTTTTACAGATGCATTGCGTTCTGCAACTGTAATAAAATGAAATACGTTGCCAAAAATAGATTCTATAGGATCAATAATTTTTAGATTACTGCCTTTAATTTTTTTAATAGGATTTGAAACTTCTTTACTTAAAGAACCAGCACCAGTAGCAGAACCTTTTTTATTAATATCTTGCACTCTACTAAATGGAACATAATCTTTATTAGCCTCACGCATTGCCGCTAAAGCCTTTTCACTTAGAATACCTGAGTCAGCCATGTATTGTAACAAACGATCTTGAAACCCTTCTAATTCTTTGGAGATAGTTTCGTATTCTGCTCGTCTTTCTTTTACAATACGTTGAGCATCAACTAAATCTACACCAGTTTTAATTCCTCTTTGATTTAATTCAATTACTCTTTTAGATACTAAATATTCAGACAGTCTTGCATAGTCGGCCATATTTTTTAATGGTTTTAAAACTTCTAATAAGCTTTTTCCAGTGACTCGTGCTTGTGATCCAAATTCAAATGTAGCATTAGTTATAAATTGCATAGCAATTCCTACCATGCCTGGCTGTGTGCGTATTTCTTCGTATGGATTTAATCTACCATTTTTATATTCTTCAGGACCAACTCTTCTGACAGCTCTTAATAACGGATGGAATTGATCGACAACAGTTCTAATAAATTCATTTTTTAAATCCTCAAAAGGAACTCTTTCCCTTTTTGGAGGTTCGTAACTTATGCTTTCAGCTACGCTTTTTCTTTCGACATTTGGGATGCCGATGCTGTTAGAAGATTCAGCAGATCCTGTTCCGCCATCTCGTCTTGTTTCAACATTTGTTGTGCCAGTTCCTGATCGTTCAATAAGGATTGGTTCCCCTTTAGGGGTAGTGTCGAGTCTAAAGGTTTCTGAGACTTCTTTGAGTTCTTTTGCATATTCGTAATTTTCCCTTGATTGTTTAGCTGCAGATTTAACATACTCTATAGGGACATATCTGCCGTTGTCCAATGTTCTTTTTAATGTTCTATAGATAGCTTCGTTAGCTAATGTTTCTAATCCACCAACAGTAACTTCATAACCTTTGTTATATAACATTTTAGCTATAGCTGCTACGTTTGCTGTACCACCACTACCAACTAAAGGCACTATTACATTGGTGCCTTTATTAGTAGATTGGTCTAAAATTCTGTTAGCAATGGCTTTGCTTTCAAAATGCAAGGCATTAGCTCCTTTGCCATCTTCATATGTTTTAGCAAATTGTGGATGTTCTTTTACAAAATCAGGATCAACTATTTGATATTTTTGTTCACCGCTATTAATACGATTTGCTTGTGTAGATTTACCTGTTGCAGAGCCACCATATAATATAACAGCTTTGCGGTTGCTACTGGCGTTTACATTAGAATTTAAATCTTTAATAATTTGGGCCCAATTGTTTTCTAGCTTCCAAGCTTCAGTAAAGGTATTAGTTGTTTCATCAAATTTACCTTCTCTTTTTGCTTTGTCTAAAGTTGTTTCAATTCTAGCAACACTATCTTTTAGTCTTAAAATTTCAGGATGGTTTTCAAACTCTGGACTTTCCAATAAATCTTTAACTCTTGATTTGCTATATAAAGATTCATTAAATAAATCTTTTAATGAGATTGTGTCCATAGTGTCAATATTTAGACTAATATCAAACTCACCTGGTATTTCACCTTTCTCATTCAATTCTCTTAATGATTTAAGTTCGTTGGCTTCAACAAATGACATTTCATTTCTACCAACCTTTGCTTCTTTTTGCTCTAAGATACTTAATCGTTCTTGTGTTCTAACAATTGGAGTATGTCGATCTACATTATTAACACTTAAAATATCTTCTTTTAAAATTGGATCATTAATGATTTCTTGAGTAGATTCTAAAACTGATTTTTCAGGATTCTTTTTTATATAATTATAAGTGTTTTCTATACCTTTAGAACCAAACCCCAAGATACCAAATAGGATAGCTGAATCTACCAGCTCTTCTTTTGTTGGCATCCTTTGCTCAATAACACCCATAGCAGTATTAAAACCAGCCCAACTAGCAGCATATTTACCAAATGCTTTAGCCCCGTAAATTTTAGATAATTGTGCAGTAGCTACAGGAGCAAACTTATTCATTACAAAGCCACCAACTCCAGGTGCAGCAACAGCTGCGGCAATCATGGCTCCTTCTTTTAATCCACCTTTAAAACCTTCTTCAACAAAAACATCGGACCACTCTTTAAAAGTATTGACATCTCCACGTTCCAAAGCTTCTAAGTAACTTTCTCGTAAAGATCCATTTACAAACCCAGCTGCAAATCCACCAGCTATAGGACTACCAGTTGCAAAAGTAGTTGCACCACCAGCACCAACATAAATAGGTGCATCAGCTAGTATTTGACCGAGTGATTGTGTAACTCGTTCTATGGTACTCGGATTAGTTAAATCAGTATTTTTATAAACATCAGGCACTTCACCAGTCGTATAATAATTTTTCATTAGATTAATAGTAGAACCATCTAATCCTCTTGAAAAATATCTCTTTAATTCAAATTCATTTTCATCAGAGCTAGAGTTGTTTACATAATCATCAATCATTAATTGAGTTTCTGATGTAGGTCTTGGACCACCAACGCCATACTCTATTTCAGGCATCCACTCATTATCACTTTTAATTTTATCAGTAAGATTGCGGGTAGCCTGTTCTGAATAAGATAGCTTTGAAACGTTAGCCCAATACTCTTCTTGATCTGTATTTGGAGTTTTTTTAACACCAAACTCAGATAGAATCTCATTGTCTGTATAACCCTGGGCTTTTAGTTCTGCTCTTTTAGTTGCTGAAAAATTATCAATTTCTCCCTGGCTAAAGCCCGTGGCTTGCATCTCATTTATTTCTTTTAATAATGAAGTCATAGTTTAACTTGTTGGTTCTTTATTTTTCCACTCTTTATATTCTTTGGTTTCTTGCCACTCATCCTTAGACATTCCAGCTGGTTTTTGTGGTGCTACATCTAACCATGATTTTATATCTAGTGACACTTCAGATCCATCCTCACTGCCTTTTGCTGATGCTGCAATTTCTTCCATTAACTGTCTATTTGAAGGTAAAAATTTGTCTAAATTGATTCCTATAAAATTAGGGCTTGTTTCAGACAATAAATCGAGTGGGGCAAATCCTTCCTTAATACCATTTTCATAAGCAGTACGCATGACTAGATTGAATTGAAACTGGCGGCCTTTGCCTTTGACATTATATTTTTCAAAAGCTGGTGAACCCAAAATTTGTTTTCCATAAGCTATCAAAAATTCTTGAAATTGTTGCTCTTGAAATATTAAATCTTTGTTGTTAGTTTTAGTCATTAACGAAGATAAATTTTGAAACTGATTAAAACCCAAACCATCTAAGCCACCAGTACGTTGAATAATACTTTTAGCTTCAGTTTCACCTTGTAATAAAAATGGTGACGTTACGTCTAAAATTTCTTTATTTACTACTTGGTCAAAAATCTTGTTATATTGAGTTAAACTGCCATCAGTCGGCAACTGACCATTAGCACGAGATACAACTAACAATTTAAGTTGGTCCTTCATTGCACTGCCTGTTACACCTTGCCAGTTCATACCATTAAGATCATCAATCCCAACAGTGCCATTGAATATGCCTTGGTACGCACCCATATAAACTGCTTCATTAGCTACATTTTCTTTAAAAGCTGTATTTTGACGATCCCAAGATATCTCAGCTTTAATTTCTGATTTGCGTTGAGACAAGGCTTGAGAAAATTTTAATTTTCCCTCTGCGTCTAAAGAGTCAAGAAGTACTTTTTTATTTTCATCACCACCAAAATTGCCACTATCTGCTTGTAAGAATAATGCTTCTGTTTCTTCTTCACTTCTTGTGGTGTCTAATGGCAAAAATTCTAATAAACTTATAACCGATTTATTGTTGTAAGAATCATTAGCTTTTGCTTTGTACTCAACTAATTTGCTAGGATCGATTAAATTAAAAAAATCTTTTGTTTCAAGATTTATAAATTCTGCTGGATTATTTTCAATAAGAGATACGGCTAATGTATTAAGCATAGCAACTTTCATGTTCTCATCATACTGCTCTGCTGTAGTACCAGCGGGTAACATACCTCGATCTTTTAATCTTTGGCCAAATGAGAAATCTTTAATGGCACCTTCGTTATCAAGTGTGCCAAATAATTTAGCACCCGCTTGAGATAAGCCTAAAGTGTCTTTAACTAAAAATGCTTCGACATAATTATTAACGGTATCGGTAGCATCGTCTTTAATAGTTTCTTGATAAGATGTACGGTTATTTGAAAATACTGATCTTTCTACATTTAGATAACCACTTAATAAACTTTCACCGCTTTTGATTAAAAATTTATCTCTTACTTGCCCATTCGAAATACTCTCAGCTACTTGTTGCTGCCAGGCTTTAGCAGCTTCGTTATAACTGGGTAGGGCCGTTTCAAAATCGTCACTAGTTGATGCTGTAATAATCATTTGGTTTTCACCAGGTTGATTGTTGTCTATGTCCCCAATTTTGTACTTTTTCATTGCCGCTAATAAGTCTTTATCATTCTTAATAGCTGTATGTTTTTGTAAAACCTCACCAGCAACATTTGCTGCTTGAGCTGCTGTTGCATAAACCTCAGCTGCACCACTGTCTGCTATTAAAGGTCGATTACGACTAATAGGAGCTTTAGCTACTGTTTGACTTTCGTATGTTGGAATTTTTACCATAATTTATACCATGAAAGTTCCCGCATCTTTAGCGTCACTTCCACCTTTCAATAATGTTGAACCAGCCGTTAGATATGAAGCTCGTTTTGCGTTTTGTCCTCTTGCTAGAGCTGCGGCACCTTGCATTTGTGAAATAACACTTAGCTCAATTTTATCAGCTGAGTCTACTTTAGCATTGTACCTAATGGTTTCTTTTTCCATCTCAGCTTGGGCATAGTTATTTTCTAATACCTCTAAAGCTGTACCTGATAATGTTACACCTGACTTTAAATAAGCCATTTCTGTTTCAGCTTGTAATGTTTCAAATTGATTATCAAATATTTTTACATCTCGATTGCCAAGCTTGATAGCCGTCTCAGCATCCATCTTTAGTTTATCGGCATTACGTTCTGCTATTTGCTTGTTAGCTTTGGCATCATTCTCAGCAGCTCTCCCAGCTTGAACACTTGCACCAGCACTTAATATACTACTAGCCATTAGTAAGTCCTCGCATATAGGTAATAATCATCACCATCTAAATATTGTTTCATTAAACCCTCTTGTGTTAATCCTAGCCAATCAGCAAATTTATGACCAATGGCATAATCTGCTTTGACTGTTGTTTGTAAACGTTGCACCTTATGTAAAGGCATTTGCTTTTTAAAAATTCTTTTTATTATTCTTGCAGTAGCAATCGGATGATTTTTTATATCTGCCGTTGCCATAATCCAGCCTTCGTAAACATGGTCCCATAATTCTACCATGCCACCAGCTGCTATTATTTTACCATCAACTAATCCAGTCCAACTTGTTTTAGGTTGAACTAAACTTTCTAAATTTTTTAAGTATCGATCTTTAACATTAATAATCTCAGCGTTCATTTGATGCGTAGCTATAAATTTAGCATGCTCAAATTCAAACGGAATTATTTCTATCATCCTTCATATACTGTAACTTCAGGATAGATGGCCAATATTGTTAATGGTAAAGGTTGTGCTTGTCTTACAAACACATGACCATCCGTATTGTAATCATCTCTAAACTCAATGGTTTTATCACCTGAAAATAAACTAATTGGTACATTCATTAATCCACTACTTGATCTAAATGGGATATTTTCCATGTTGTCTAAATCACCGCCAACTTCTAAGCCAAGGGTTTTGTGCATCCGAATAGTTATTTCGTTAATACGTTTAATTTTAGATTGAGCCACACCTTGAGCTGATCCAGCTTCAATGCGTAATGTTTGCAATAGAGATGTATAACCTAAACCAACGTGCACTTTTTGTGCGGATCGATCTAAAGTTATATTGCCACCACTAACTACTTTATCAGCATGTGATGCTCCATCTGCCAGGATAGTTACAGTTTCACCTTCTAAATGGTCCAGGCCTGATAGCGTGGTAGTAGGCACACTGTCATAAGTTAAGCCACTATCCATAAAGAACGCATCGTCCTGGGTGTCACCAAAATCAAAGTCATTTAAATATTCAACTGTTCTTCTAGTTGCTCCATTAACGAAACGATTAACCACCATCCATAATTGATACTCACCATCATCACTTGGTACTACCCCAATTGATTCACATTTAGCATCAGTTAATATTAAATCAGTTTCAGTAGCACTGCTGGAAGCAGCATATTGTAAATCTAAAAATGTACTTAGATCGGATGAAGCAGAAACTTTAAATTGGTTGTCGTCTATTCGTTTTACAAAATATTTAGCATTTTTACTTAAACCTGAAAGTTTAGTTCCAACTGGTCGATAATAAAAATAATCACCAGTAGATAATCCATGGGCTGCTGAATATAAAACGTTAGTAGCTATGTTTACACCTTCAAATATGTACTGCACTGTTGAGCCAGTAATACTTGTTATGTCAACAGCTGTGCCCGCAGTTGCATTAGCTGAGGTTGTAGCAAATTTAAGTGTGTTGGAGTTAGTTGCTATAGCAAAATATAATAAGTCAGTTTGCAAGCCACCAATAACATTAGCAGTAGCATAATAATAAATAGGATCACCTGTGCTATAGCCGTGTGAACTAATTGTGACAGTGTTGTTGGCTGTGCTTACAGTACTAGAACTAGCGGTCCAGCTTTTAAAAGCATGAACAATTGTTTTACCAGTGTCAGCAAAGCCGCCTAAGATGTGTCGATGCCAGGCTACTACTTCTTCATTTCTTTGGTAAGTCAATCCCAGTAAAGTGCCATCATCTCTTACAGCCCATAAAATACTGTCAGGTTCTTGTTGATACGCAAATTGGATTAAACCACCAGTAGTAATATGTTCAGCTAAAATTGTCATATCAGGTGCTACATAACCATCAACATCATAGTTGTAGACTAGCTCTCTAATTTTTCTTTTAGCTCGTTGTAAAAACATTGTAACGTTGGCAATCTGCAATGCATCCACATTGGCAGCTCCATAGTTAGTTTGCTTGGTAATTTGAATATTAGTTGGGGTTACAGGTTCACTGACACTGCCTGAAGTAGCTAAGAACTCACCACCAACAGTACCAATTAATAATTGATTGGTAGCAGATAAAAACCTAATGGCATTTACTTGGTTAGATGCAATGGTATAAATCATAGCATCAGTGGCATTAACACCAGTGGTAAAGTTTTCATACGCACCAGCTTTACTAAACCATAATGATTGAGGATTGTTGTCAGTACCTCCAAAGACTAAACGTTGCTCGAAAAAAGATACGGTGCTTGGATAATTGCCAGTGGCATAATTTAATACTGGGTTATTAACTCGTTCTACCACATCACTACCACCAGCACTGAATGTTCCAAAGCCACTAGTATTAACATTTGTACCAGCTGCATTTTGCAATTGAAACGTAGTAGCGTTTGGTATTGTACCAACTTTAAATAAAAGGTTATCAGCCAATTGTGTCATACCACCAATACTTCTAAAAGTTATAAAGTCTCCAACTGCAAATCCATGGTTAGCTGAAGTAGTAACAACACCTGGATTGGCTTTGGTAATTGCTGAAACTGTAAAATCAGTACCTGTATCTAATAGAACTGAATCTAAGGTCCACGATGTGTGACCAGTTCGACTTAATTTTTTGATGGGATAATTAGGGTGAGTGATGTACATGACATCTGCTGATTGTGCATACTTCAATCCAAATAAATCAGCCTTATCGTAAGGTGATACAATTTGATAAATTCTAAATGCTGTGCCATCTGAAGAATAAGTAGTTAGGGCTGAGGTATTAAAATTATTGCCGTCCATATCTAGCAATTGAAACGTGTTAGTTGCAACAGTACCTACTTTAAATTGTCGGCCATTAAGTTCAGTCATGCCAACAATTCCAGCTAAGATTACATAATCACCAGCAGAATAACCATGAGAGTTAGCAGTAACTACTCCAGGATTAGCTTTAGTAATAGCTGTAATGGTTTTGCCTGACTCAGTAATAATACCGTTGTTTTTAAAAAAACGTACATACTCATCACCAAACTCCATCATGTAAGTTTGTGTAGTTGAAAATTCAAATGGGATTAGTCGTGTAGAATTACCACTGGTTTTGACTTCACTGGCATAAACGGTACCTGGTCGTCTGGAAACTCCTCCGTGTGGATGTACTGTCATATTTTCTAAAGTACGACATCCCCTGAAATACTGTTGTAAATCAGTTCGACCATCTAAACGTGGAGATAGTTCACCAGCAGCAAAGCTGGTAAAGGCAAAAGTTGTCTTAGCCATTAAAACCTCGAATTAATAAATGAACTTGAGTCTAGGCTATATGGAGTGCCTTCAGTAGCATCCACAAAGCGTGCTTCTTTTAGTTTGCTTTGATAAATTTCTTGTAGTTGTGTTGCAACAGTAGTGGATTGCGTAATAGCATAAGCTATTTCTGCACATAATCGTGCACCAATAGTTTCAACTAATAATGTGTCGTACTCCTGGGGATTTACAACTTTAGCCAGATACGTTAAAAATACTTCAGCTTCATCGGTAATAATTTTACGACCTTCAACTTTAAATTTTTGACCGCTGTCTAAGTCTGATGATGAGCCATTGTGATAACCACCAATTTTCATAACTCGAATACTGTCTGATGGTAACGTGTATTGATAGGCAAATTCGTATGCTGGTGTCGTGGTATCAGCTGCTAGTTGTACTCGTTTGATTAAACAATTCCAATAATGCGTTCTAAAAATTGCATCACGGATTGGTTCATACCGTTGATTACATAGCCTGGCATTTTTAGAATCTTCTGTAAGTGCGGTGATGTTAGTTGCACCCAAACTATTTAAAGCTGAGTTACAAATTTCTACTACTGATGTCATATTATCCTACTAATGTTTTCTTTTTTGGAAAACCAGCTTTCATATTGCTGTATGCTTTAGATGATACAGTGGATTTTGATTTTGATCTTGATGTGCCAGCTTTTTTTCTAGCGTTCATGTTTGCATATAAACCTGTTTTTGCCATTTGAAATCCTTATAAATAATTTGATAACTTTAAGGACAGCCGCATAACGACTGTCCTTAAATTTTTAGTGTCTAGTTAATAACATAATGAATGTTAAAAGACATGTCACCAGCAGTACCACCAGCAGCTTGCATAGTTGCAGCTATATAGTAATACCCACCAGGATCCACTGCATCACCAGCAAGGACGTGCATTTTCTGCCCAGCCGTGTTGATGTTTGCAGCTTCGAAACGAAGATCTGCCAATGCAGCAGCATCAGCCACCGCACTTGCAAATAAATCTTCGTCCACTACTGCTCCAGCAGCTGTGTAAATCCCAACATTGAAAGTACAAGATCCGCCAAGCGTATCTGAACCTACAAATATTTGAGACACAACAGCATTACTTGGTATTGGTGCTAGCATAACAATATCATTGTCATCACTATCACCAGCGGCAAGAGCTATAGTTCCTTGTGCTACACGAACCACGCCATGTAGAAGTGCAGCACTATTTTTAACTGTTGGTACAGCTTCAAAATTAGCTACTAAAGTTGAGTTCTTAGTACCCATAATTTACCTTCCTTTCTATGCTTCGTGGCATGGAATTTGAAATACTTTTTCTTCTTCCATACGAGTTGCACCAATTGACATACAATAGTAAACTTGCGTACTGTAATTCTTATCAGAACGTTCATCTATTTTTGACTGTACATCTTTACCAATTGCTAATTTAATAGCATCTTGAGTAAAGGCATAAGCCAGTCTGTCATCGGTATTGGTTCCATCAAGTTTTAGTCTGTTAGACGTAATGAATTTAAATCCTAAGAATGAATCCACTTGTCCTTGAGCTAAAGCTTTTACCGTATTGAAATCAGAATTTTTGATTTCAGTGGTGTTTAACAAATCAGAGATTTGTTGTGGGCCACATACGATATACCTTGATATTGACGGGTCTACGTCCTTTTCATCAAATCTTTTCTTAGCCGCTAGTAACTTGGCTATTGTAAGACCGTCAGATTGATTGCTTGTTGCAAACTTGCTTACAGCGGGCAACGCAGTAGATGTACTACCAGTTGTTCCAGTGAAAGCAGCTCCACCAAGAGCCGAGATAACCACGTCATCAATCGATCTATTCATCGCAGCTGCCGCAGCTTTTGCGTAGCTAGATGTTGGATCGATTAGCATGCGGACTTTATCAATATCATCGATAAGGTCAGCAAAGACATAATCTTCAAGGCTTACTCTTCTTCGTGCGTGAGGTGTATCAATCTGTGGAGTATCAGCATGACGAGTGGTTTTTAGCTGTGCAGCTACAGAACCGATTTGCTCGAAAAATGCATTTTTTCCAGTGATTGTTTCAACATCAACAGCACTACGAAGTTGTGATCCCATTTGCTGAGATAACATTTGCACGTTAGCCGAGTATTGCTCGACAAACGCAGTCGTAATTTGAGAACTCATAGTTTCTCTCCTTCTGTGTTATGTTAAGTTATTAAAAATTTCAGAAAGTTATCCTCACGGGTTTTCTTACAAATTACGTTTGCTAATCGGCTAATCTATTCGTAGCTGTCAAGTAAAGTCCTAACTTGTCGGATTATTCTACTGAATCGGGATGTGCCATTTGACGTAACTGAAATACTTGATCCACGGTTGCTTGATGTTGCGGATGCATTTTATCCCAGTATGGTGAGTTTGGTGCTGTGATTTTTGAAATCTCAGCATTAGCTTCATTGGGTGTCATGGCCCCTGAAGAGGTTTGATCGGCAGTAACGGTATCTTCACTAAAGTTACTGGATAAACTTACCAGGCTTTTAATGAAAGTTGCGTTATCACCTAACAACGATCCATCTTCAAGTTTAATACTTGCGAAATCAGAACCAAAAAATTTAGAAAATATGCCATCAGCTTGTGATAATTTTTTATCATAAGCTAAACCATATTCTTTTCTAAGGTCTGTTTCTGCGGTTTCTCTTGCTGCTAGTGCAGTTACTTCTGTCGATTCAAGGCTTTCTTTTTCTAAGCCTGAATACCAATCAATTAACTTTTGAGCTTGAGAATTATTAAGTCCAGCTGCATGAGCTGCTTCTTGATAGCCTGGAAGGTTAGTAGCTTCCATGCCTTCAACTGGTACTTGATAATTAATTTCATATTGGTCCGCAGCTTCTGGTCGACCCAGTTTACTGTAGACTTCATTCCAATCATTATCAGTTGAGTGTTGATTGGGTAAACCAATTTTATCTGCTCCGACCATACGTTGTGCATGGACATAACCTTTAGCTAGTTGATCTATATCTTTAATGTTAGCTAATGATGCTTCACCTCTAATATCTTCAGGTAAGCTATCAATAAAATTTATTGGTTGAGTTGGTGTTGGTATTGATGTTGGTGTCTCAGATTGCGTGGGAGTTTGTTGTTCCTCGGCAACAGTTGTCTGTTCTTCTGACATCTATTTCTCCTTATGGTTTATCATTTGATTGATAAATAAAAACACAGAGCGTGTGCCTTCATTTATTTGTGACGCACTTGCATCACCAGGTACATAGGTAGTATTGTTAGCAAAGCATCTACGACCTAAATCGTTCAATACTTTTTGACCTTCGTCAGATCCGAATGTTGCTTGATACGCTTCAGTCATTTCTTTCATTAGGTTTTGTTGTTCTTTAATTTGCTGATTTTGTTGTTCATCAGTCATATTATTCTCCTTCAGTTAGGGTTTTAACCATTGGAGCTGCTTGTTGGGCCATTTGTGCTGCTTGCATCTGTTGTTGTTGTTCAGCAGCGGCTTGTTCGGCTTCAGCTCGTTGGGTTCTTATTTCTACAATCTCTTTATCAGATCGTAAAACTTTTCGAGGGACACCTAAAACATCGGTAATATGTTTAACTAACATATCAGGATCAATGTGGTCCATAACTGGTAGACGATCACTTAATGGTGCAATCATTTCCATAGTTCTCATAATAGCTTGTACATCACCTGAACGTTGAGAACGTGCTAGTGGTGATACATATTCAATATCAATTGTTTGACCTTGCAATTGTTTTGGTGGCTCAGGTAACATTTTGGATCTTACTAAAATATTAAATGAACGATCAATTAATGGCTTTAACATCTCAGCTTGTAAACGGCCTAAGACGGGTGCTAGCATCCGCATCTTCTCTTCGTTACGTTGCATAACTTCTGTAGCTGTCATTCTTTGACTTTGCTCAGATATTAATTGGTCAATAAAATATGTTTGTTGAATAGCAGCTCTACGTTGCTCTTCAAGATTAATACCTACTGGAGTATTTGCTCCGATGTTTAATGGTTCAATACGATCACGACTACCTGAACGATAAAAGTTTAAACCACCTGGTTGAGTTCTTACTGGTAAGACAAAGCTGTCATCAGGCACGAGTAGGGGTGGATCTACCATTTTCTGTGCTGCTTTAATAGTTGTCTCAGACATTTTGTTTAACATCTTAATATCAGGCAGTGCTGACATAGATGGTGAACGACCATAAGTTTCACTAGATGATTTTAACCAACGTGGAACTACATACGGAAACTCATTGTAACCTGATACTGAAATAATTGTGCTTTCATCTTTGTCATAATAGATTGATGTAAATGGCATAGACAAATTATCCATTTTATATGGATTAGTTTTGTCATTCGGTTTTACACAATGATATAAAGTAACTTCTTCGTAAGGATGTTCCTTAGCAGTTTGTAACATTCGTTTTGGTAATTTATCACCAAACTTTGCTAATGCAGCTCTAGCAGACATTTTAAATTCACGATGAATAGTATCAACTATACCTTTATGATTTTCTGCTGCATAAATTTCTTTAATGTGTCTGGTGCTAAATCTTAAAATATTATCTTCATCAGGTTCAATTAACATGCAAGATGTACCGAAAGCCACGAGGTCTGTATAGACTTCGTGAATTTCTTGTTGGAAATTAGATCGTGCAAATGCTGTGTACATTGTACGAGTTGCAGACTCTAGCCATTCCTGGGCTTCTTCATCACCGCTAAAAGATTCATCTTTAAATCTCATACTAAACCATGGTGACGCTGAGTTAGTCAGCATACCATGGAGTGATGAAGCTAACAATTCAAGTGCGTGAAGAGCTGTTCCATCATAAATAAATTCTGTACGTTTATCTCCCTTGCTTCTTGATTTGGTAACATCGGCTCTACGAGGTAAACAATAGTCAGCCACTTCTTGCCAGTGACTTTCCCAGTTAGACCTAGTAGTTCTTAATTTTTCAAATTGTGCTTTTAGATCGTTAGCGTTCATATTTTACCCATTAAAGTTTTTTTATCTTGCCGCATGGCGTTTAGGCCATACATGTTATTCATTTGAGTAAAAACCTTGCCTTTTTTTTGCAATGGTTTCATACCTTTAGTCATGTCAGTTGCAGCTGCAAATTTAATTGGAGCATTAAGTACGGTTGGTGAGTTATACATTTAACCCAATAGTGTTGGTTTATAGACTACAGGATCACCTAAGACACCTTTAGCAGCAGTTTTAATTAAAGGTTTACGACCTTTTTTCTTTCTATCAATAGCTTCAGCATTACCAACAGAAGTAGTTTCTGCGTTAGACCCAGCCTTAGAATCATAGTTGGCTGCATTAACTCTACCTAGTTCTGCTTTCTCTGAAGCAGCTTTGTCAGCGGCAGCTTTCGTAGCAGCGGCAGCATCTGCGGCAACTTTATCAGCGGCAGCTTTGTCAGTAGCAGCTTTCTCTGTAGCGGCTTTCTCTGCGGCAACCTTTTTAGCAGAAGCAGCAGTAGCAGCAGCTTTAGCAGCGGCAGCTTTGTTAGCGGCAGCTTTGTCAGTAGCAGCTTTTTCAGCAGCTATTTCTTCAGCTGTAGGTCCAGTTGGTGCGTCAGGCACAACGTCTACAACTTTGTCTACTAAATTAATAATTTTCTTTTTAGCTTTCTTTAATATTGAACCCATTTATTTTCTCCATGTGTAAGGTAGTTTTAATTGTGCTGCATTACGTTTGGTTTTTTCCCACCCAATGCGTGCATATAAATCTATTAATGTTTTGTTTATAGGACTAGCTTCTAACAGTTTAGCTCCTAATTCAGTGGCAAGTTTATAAAACTTATTAACTACATGCCGAGTTAATATTCTACCTTTATGCTCATCTTGAATATGCATGTGTACATGGTAGACGTTAGCTTCAATTTCATACATCCATACAAAACCAGCTGTTGTATTATTATTTACAAATTTAAATATTTTTGCATAATAAATAACTTCATTATGATCTTCTAAGTTATTAAATTTATTAATTGTTAAATAATTAAATAAAACAGAATAATCATCAGTTCTTAATATATCTATCAAGATAAAAGTGTAGCACTATAAACATTAGCTTCAGAAGTATCACCTTGGTTAGAAGTTAAAATAGTATTACTCATACCTTTTTTCTTTCTTCTAATTTTTTTCTGTGCTTCAGTTTCAGCCGTAGTAGTTGAAGTTGTACCATCTTCGTTTTCAACTTCATAAGTATCTTCAATAGTTGCAGCTGGTGGTGGTACATAGCTATCTGCAACTGGGGTCTGTGCCGCAGCTGGCATTACTACTGTCTTTGGTTTTAAAAATCCCATATTACATCTCCAATGGATTATAGTGTAGACCCGCAGCTTCTTTCTGCGGTGGTCTAAGTTGGTTTAAATCTAGTTCTTGATTAGCAATTGCTACATAACGCCAAGTGTCTGCGTAATGTGAACTCCAATCGTGTACGGGCCGACTATAAGTTTTATCTCGGTCCATATATTTTCGGTGGTACCATTTCATTGCATCAAGAAATGGTTTGCAATTGTCCCGATCAATAAATGATTTAGACAACAGCATCTGTCCCGCATGCAACCCATCTTCAACAGGTAGCTTGGGACAAATCTTTATTGGCCGCATGCCTAATTGATAGGCGTATTCTTGTCGACTGTGGCCCGTGGACATTTCACGGACCGCTATGTCGTGGGGGAATACATAATTGCGTATTAAAAAGTTCTTGTCTTTTATTACTTGAGCATAATGATCAAGGCCATGATTGCTATTGTTATAACAGTCAATGACGAATAGTGCTCGACCAATCGTTTGAGTGAATAAAAGGCACGTTTGATCAGAGATACCCAAGTCGAAATAGACATCAACTGGGTAACCAGTGTCGTAAGGAAATTTACCAATGCGTTTCTCCTGTTCCATTTTTTCTAAAAATTTACCATACACGGCCCCTGAGACGTTTGCTGTAAACGAGCACTCGAACTCTTGGTTGTATTGGTCCTCTGTTTGTAATTTACGAGCAGAGTCCAATTCCGTTTGTGGTATTAGTTTAGTTTCACTTGCTTTAAAAAGACAAGTAAACCATTCATCGTTACCTTTAGCATCTTCAAATAGATGATAAAAGGCATCCATGCCATTGGGCGTACCAATGAACACAATCTTTCCTAATCGGTCTGAAATAGCTGGACGTTGTACTTCCGTAAACATCCGTGGATCCATTTGAGCAAACTCATCATTTACAATTAGATCAAACTTCAGGCCCCTGGCACTATCAATATTCTCAGCACCAAATAATGTGATACGAGCACCGTTGGGAAAATCGGCCCGCAACTCAGTCTCGTTATATTTCATTCCAGGAACTACCCTGGAAAACTCTTTTACCATATCCCAGGCAACTTGTTTTGCTTGCACCCTGGTAGGACAAAAAAAGCCACCTCTAAAATCTTTATGATTAGTGGTTAAGGCTTCCTTAATTAAATGGTTAATACTAAATACTGTTTTACCACCCCTACGATGCATAACGCACACGGCAAATCGAAACTTATCTAATGCTGCATGCAACTTCATTTGTTGCGGCCTAGGGCTATACGGTATCGTTATCGTTGTCATTAGTGCAAGGTACTATCAAACGGCACTTCTGCTTTATGTAGGTCAAGCAAGTTAATTAAAAAATCACAAGCTTGCATAGCAGAAGATTCATCTTCAAATTTAGAAAACTCAACTGTTACTGTTTGTTTGTTTTCATCATAAAAGACTGCTGCTACTACGTCAGGTTTTGTATTCATGTGTGTCTGTCCGTTTTAAATTCCCATGTATATATATATAATAGATGCCCCCCCATTTGGGGGTGGTCGAGGTCCGTGTAGAGCCAAAAAAAAAGGTCAAAGGCTACACAATCCTTCGTTATCCTAGGCTACGTCTTAATTATTCTCTAGGCTGCCCGTACTTGGTACGATTTGCTTTACATTTTCAGAGGTCCTTGTCGTGCCCGTGAGAGTGTGTGCTTCATGTGTTAAAAACCCATCATCAGGCTGCTCCCACTTAATCACTATGCTACTCTCCCCAGTATTCTTAACCTCACTGCGGTCACCATAAAGACTAATGAGCTTACTTGCTATGAACCTGATATGATGCAGCTTCTCTCGTACTATCTGAAACTGTTGCGGTGGTATATCTTCTCTATCTAATATCTCCATAGCTGTATCTAGCCAGGTCTGAGCTCCAGTCCTTCTTGCTTCAGTTATATCGTTAGCAAACTTCTCACTCTCACGAACCCATTTATAGATTGTCGATAGTCCAGGCATGTCTTTGCTCTTTGCTATCTTCGTGAGTGGTACTCCAAGCTGGAGTTGTTCCAAAATTTGGTCCGAGTATTTTTCTAACTTCATCATAAGTTTTGTTTTTAAATGGTCTTAAATTCATCATTGCCTTGATCTTACCATCAAAGGTTCTTTGTCCATTGGATAGAGACATACCGCCATGATTTTTACAACGATACTTGCCTGACTTCATCAAGTTCCCCTTAGCTCTACATTGAACCGTAAAGTTACTTCTGCGTGTCATGCTCTCACAATAAATCTTGTGTAAGGGCCTTCCAACCATTTGATATTATGTTTTGATTTGTGGTAAATACAAAGCTATTGCAAAGTATATAGAATTAGTTTCATATTCGAGGTAACTTGGCAAGTAATTTTTCATCAATACAAATACGCATCCTTAGCAGTCTTATTATGTTCATATATCTTTTCTTTGCAGTGTGTCGTGAGCAACGTAAGATGTTCTTACCAATCCAATGCCAAGGTGCTCCATAGCATCTAGCCCATACTAGTTTTCTTTCTTCAACACTCATCAATGGATTTAAATAGAATAAGCAATACTCATAGGTTCTAATCTCATTACTTGATGCTGCTATTCTGATCTCTTGTTTACTCCAAGCATGATGGTCCGATTTTTCATGTACTACATCAAACTTCATTGAGTTAGCTCCCTTTTTAAAGACTGCTGGAAGCTTCTTGTCAGTGTCATAGGCTGTTTGAAACAAATCTATCACTTGTATTGAACTTATGCTCATTGCTTACCTAACTTTGGTAGTTCTTTTGGCCACTCAATCTCACCTTCAATGAGCTGTCTCCAAAACTCTTCGTGATTGCCCTTAGATTTCATCTCTACAAAGAACTTATCTTTCAGTAGTTGGTCCGACTTTCTAAGACGTTTCCCCCCCCTTATATCTTTAACAGCATTTCTGTATGGCAAGCTAAGATTCTTCCCCAGGTGAGACGTTAGAGACGACAACCTTGTCGTCTCCTTAGTCTTAGATATATTCTTAGATACTCTAGTATATTTAGGTTTACTAATACTGGACAGATTTGGCGTCTCTTGATGTAACAATCCTAGGTGCACAAAATAATCACAGCTACTCCGCAATCGTTTCCTGGAGATAAAGTTCTTATCACACAGCTCTTTAATGCAACGCACTATGGTTCTCTTGCTTAAGCTCAGGTCCTTAGCCATAGTCCCTTGGCGGCAGTACACTCGTTTGTGCCTGGCCATAAATTCCTCCAGGTAGAGATATACAACCTTAGCTTGTGGTGTAACGTCAGCTCTGATGAAGCTGCCCCAGTTCACTGAATAACCTCAATGGGTGTCAATGCTGTTAGTGGTACTTTATAAAAAGGTGGTCTGCTTCCAACTTGAGTTTGCCATTCTTGTTTCTTGCCGTCAGCTCCCTTGATATATCCCAGGACCTCATACCTCGTTAATGAATGACACAACACCAGGATGTAGAAGTAGTCCGAGTTCATGTTCTCACGCATGATTAAATAGTTGGTGTTTTTACTTCTATCAATCTTGTGATGCATTTGACATTTGACCTCGATGTTTTTACCGATGTCAGCTGCACTAAAAGTGTTTACAGAATGACTGTAATAACGATTTAGAGCACTGCTACAGGCCATTTCGGAAGCTGCTGATACAACTTGCCAGCCAATATCTTCTATGGGGTTAAAAACGACTCCGTATGCATCTTTGTGTTCAAATGCAATGGACTGTGATTTACGCAATATGCCAGTAGAAGCTGCTGCAAAAAACTCATACCATTTTAAATCAATTATCATATTTACAACCAAGCTCCATACAAATTAGTTCTATGTTTTCTCGTGCTATTTTAATTTCGGTCCACTGATCTTCTAAAATAAAAAATACTTGACCTAAGTGATAGCTGTAGATCAAGACACCAATAATTAATGCAAAATGAAATAGGATTAAATACCATCCAACCAAATTCATCATCGGGATCCATCTTTACCATCCACTAATGTTGTTATTGTTTGACACCAATCTTTTGGAATAGCTGTTATTCTTGAGGTGCCATTATCTTGAGGTACAAAGTCAGCTATTAAAGTTATTTGTTTATCAGTTTCATCCAGGATCCAACCAACAGACACCACAGCTGCTAGTTTATGTTTTTTAGCTTTATGTAATTCTATCCATCCAGTTTCATGGTCCTGAGCATCGTTCCAAGTAATTTTTACCAACCGAGAATCAGCCAGGTTAAATTTCTTTTTACTTACCATGCTGTCCTTGTTGTTCTTGCCATTGTTTTACAAAATCATTTGCAGTGACAGCTCCATCAGTTAGGTGTTCGATTTTTATCAGCATTTCTACTGACGGGAACCTTCTGGACCTTAGCCATTTGTTCACTGAACTGGGTGATACAGTTTGTAGCTTCTGTTTAAGCTCTTTTTGGCCAATTTTCTGTAGATCACACCACTTTGATAAGTACATTCTATATTAGTATCAATAGATCAAATAAATCAAAGTCACTAAATATAGAATATTATATAATTATTTAGACATTATAGATCTATTAAGATATAAAAAATCACAGCCAAAATAGACTATGATAAACAAATTATTATGAGAGGAAAAATATAGAATGAACGCAAAGCCAATAACACTTCACATGGGAGATGGGTTCTTAATGAAGCCAGTATTAAAGGTAAGAGATATACCTATAGATGAAATTTTTACCAAGTACAGTAAGGGTAGTAAGAAGTGGTACACCCGTGAACATTTATCAAGAATTGTAAATGGTAGACGGCCAATACCAGTAGAGCTGGCTAAAGACATTGCCGAAACTTATGATTTTAGTTGGACTGAATTTTACCAAGTTGATGAAAGTCGTGTAAAGCTGGTAGATGCCATTCCTTGTAAAACCCATGATATGCGTATCGTATTTAAACCCACTGGAACCAAGGTTTATTGCCCCACTGAATTTATTAAAAGCCATTATGCAGTTGCACCTGGTGAGGATAATTCACAATTTTTCTTTGCTAATTACATTCCATCAGTGCATTTGTTTTCCAAACAATCAATAGATCCAACTTTAAGTAATTTAAAAGATTCTATGATGTTTCCAATTATGCTTAAAACAAAAAACAAAGATTTTTTCTGTGGCATGTTGTGTGGATTAAGTGTCCCAATTGGAAAAACTGAACCATTGTTGTACATTGGAGATATACAAAACACACGTTATGTAACCATAGAACACAAAGACGTTACCAATTTATATCACATGGATTTTATTATTATAAAACCAAAATACATCGTCTAATTCTATAAAATATTTCCTTTCCTTCAGAAAATACCACTAATATTTAGGCCTAATAAGTCTAAATGTGGTATTTGATAATGCTAACAATTATCAAGCATATCCTCAATAATTACATACAATGTATATTACAATTATATTGCAATGTGATTTAATTTATCTAATGTGATTTTTTATCTTGCCTTTTTTTAGCAAATCAATTTAATTAGTTCACATGAGTCAAAAAATTAAAACAGAATCATTAGAAGATATTTTAGGAATAGTACCTCCTGAATTTTTAGAATTTGGATTAGATCATTACAGTCCTACGCAAATGAATATGCCATTGGCACTATGGGCTTACAAATATGTTGCTTTGGACCAAGATAAAAGACGTAATTTAAAAACTAATGTTAATATGTTTTTTGGTACCGTTATTGGCAGCATTACACAAATGATGTTTTGTGATGAGATTTGGACCTACAGTAGTAACAAGGTAGAAAACAATAACAAAATGTCGATGGATCAAGCCCTGGAGACTTTAAACGATGAGATTAGAGCTTATGCCCCCTGGGATCAAAAAGATCGTGAAAAGTTTGAAGCTATAAAACACCTTGCTCCCGCTTATTTAAAAAATTCATACGATGGTTTTAAAAGCATTGATTTAAAAACAACAAAAAATTTTAAAGTTACCGCTGAAAGAAACGTTACTTTACCGTTAGCTCATATTAATATGCTGGGCCGCATCGATGGTGAAGATGAACTTAAATTTATTGAACAGAAATGTAAGCTGCCTAAATTAAATGCTGTTAAGAAAGATGGCACTAGGTCTGTTAGTACCGTTAAGATTCCTGAAATTCCACAAATTGAGCACTGCCGACAAACCAGCTTCTACCATTTTGCAAGTGGCCAAAAACGACCCTTCTTACTTTATGTAAACGACAAAGAACATAAAATCTTTGATTCAAGTAATTGTGATTTGTTAACAGCTGATGCAATGGCCGAGCACATGGAGTTTTACAGACAACAAGCACGACTTAGAGATAGACACATTATTAACAGTAAAGGTTCTGTAAAAAGATTACTGAGCTTTATGAACCCCGATTTTGAACATGCTTTTTATTGGGATTTAGGTGAGGAACAGCTGGCTACGGCAAAAGAAGCATACAAACAAGCACACGACTTATAGGAGGGTTATGGCACAATTAACATCAGCAGATAAAATTCTACAAAACGCTATTAACGAATTATCAATTAAACAAGAACAGCTTTCAATTTCATTAAAAGGTAAAAAATACCTTGAAGTTGGTCCTCGAATACAAATGTTAAGAAAACATTTTGGCACCAGGGCATCCTTAAATGCAGAAATATTAGAAAACAATGCCAACAGAGTAGTAATGAAAGCATCTCTGTTTATAGATGGTAATTTAGTTGCTACTGGCACCGCAGAAGAATTTAGAGCTGTTGGTCCAGTCAATAAAACATCCGCATTAGAAAATTGTGAAACAAGCAGCTGGGGCAGATGCCTAGCTAATCTTGGTTTATCCAATGACAAGATTTCCTCAGCTGAGGAATTGGCAAATGCTATCAGAGATAGTGAGCTGCTGCAAAAGTCAGGACAAGTACATACTGGTACCGTACTTAATACTGAAACGGTCACTTATGATAGTGTGATTCTACGATTAGATAATGCCAGTCATACTGAGTCGTTGAAAGCTGTCGTAAGTGAACCATTAACTAAAGAATTTTTAAAAGGACTAGAAGCGGGAGATCCTGAGAAATTTTCTACATTTGTAAAACACTTCCGTGCAATCGAGATAGAACTCAAGAAAGGTAAAACTAAAAAATGAATAGTAAATATATAAAACTAGGTTTTGGAAAAGTATATCCAAACACAAAAGCTAACGATAAAAGTCCTGACATTGGAGGCCCTATTACAATGGGTACAGCTGATGCAGAAGGTAATATTTCACAAGCAAACATCTGGAATGAAGCCAGGGTTTCAATGTGGAAACAAGAAGACGGATCTTACACACTGCAAATTACTAAAGATACTGATGCAAAGCCAGCTGTCGCAGCTGCTCCAGTGCCTAGTAATGAAGTGGATGACGAAATACCGTTTTAATCTTTATGGGGCTGAGTGTTTTGCATTAATAGTGATTTCTTTTCGTTAAATCCTTAGCCCCACCCAGGAGTATTATGAATTATTTTTCACCATTTGGCTGGATAATTTTAGCCACCGTTTTATTAACCATAGTGATTGTGAGCACATTATGAACGACTTAATTAACAAACCTAATCATTACATAGAAAATAAAGAACTTGAAACTATAGAGGTAATACAAAATGAGTTGAGCCACGATGAATACATTGGTTATTTGAAAGGTTCAATTATGAAATATTTATCCAGGGCTGGTAAAAAAGGGGACATCCTTCCATGCTTATACAAAGCTCGATGGTTTCTTAATAAACTTATAGGATTATTTGAATGACAGAAAAACAAAAAAATGTTTTAGACTTTATAAAAAAGTGGTTAAAAGAATTTGGCTATGGACCTTCTCAAAAAGAAGTTGCAGAAGCTATTGGAGTAAACCAAAGCACGGCTCGTACGCATATTAACCAACTTATTGAACGTGGATTCTTAAAACGACAGCTTGGTAAAAGCAGATCTTTGGAGGTATTATGAGTAATAGCAATCCTGAACAGTTTGAAATTAAAGCTAACAGACGACCATTGGTTAGGCAGCCACTTTATCATAACGGTCAAAAAATATATTTAGAAATACAATTAGATCCTGAAACAGCAGAGTTAAGAGTTGTAAAGCCCTGGCCTGAAATGAAAGAAGGAACAGAGCTGTACTCAATGATTGTTGAAGCTGGTTATGATATTACTGCCCAGTTAGATTCGTACCCTGATCCAATGGAAGCTCTTGCAGTATTAAAAAGTCGCACCATGAGACGAGCTGACGGTTCACCAATAACAATAAGAGGTGCCATCATAGATTATTTAAATAAGGATCCGTACTTGGATCAGTGAGTTGTAAAATACAATTGGAGTGTGACTTGTGTCACAAGAAATTTAATCCATTTTACAGCAATATAAAATTTACCTGGGAATATGACTGTAGCGGCATAGAACGCATATTTTGTCTACTTTGCACAACAAAAAACGCACAGAGAGCCACGAGGATTAAAAAAAAGAGGGCACCCAACACACTAGGTACCCCCCAATTTGACCAAAAAGTGGCTTAATTAGTAGATAGTTTTAATGTTTGTCCTATCTCATTGCTAAAGCTATCAACAGTATTATCCCACTTACCAGCTTGTTTAAACTTATGACCATACTGTTTAAGAGTAAAATCAAACGAGTGGTGACCTAAAAAGATAGGTATCTCTTTCACTGACACCAAGCCTTTAACGTTCCATTCAATCAACATACTAGCGTAGAAGTGTCTAAACCCATGGATCCCTCCACAATCTAAATCATGCAGCTTCTTCATGTCTTTGTAATTCCTATACACTTTGCTATAATTTAAAAAGGTACCATCAAATCCAAACACCAAATCTTTATGACTATCTTCATCGGCTTGCCATTGCAGTAATGCTTTTTTCAATTGTGTCATAAGTGGCACTTCTCGTTTACTATTATGGGTCTTTAATCTAGGAGATAAAGCTTTTAACTCATCATCATAAATATTTCTTACCCATACCTGATCCTCTTCATACTTAACATTGTCCCAGGTTAACCCAGCAACTTCTGAAAACCTTAAACCAGTGGTACTCATAAAGAGATATAGCAGCTGATAAAATTTTGGAGAATGAAGCACCATCTTTTGTACATCTTCAACTGATGGTATTTCTATTTCAGGTTTTGGATCTTTACGTTTGTGAGTGAAATCAGTACATGGATTAAAGTCAATCCATGGATCTATCGGCTGATTTTTTGCATCCGTACCTGGATCCATACATTGTGTAATCATCATATTAAATACACTGCATACTTTTTGGACTGATGCATCACTATATTTTTTAATTTGCATGTCCCTGGCTAAATCTTTTATAGTATGAAACTTAGTATGTTTCACCAGTCTATTGGCAATGACACTATTTTTTATATGGCCACATCTATTAATGATAGCTTGAAGTGATCTCTTTTTTAAACCACCGTCAGGTGTCTCATGTTGCTCCGTTTTTTTCTCAATCAACAGATCACAACCTTCAGCAATTGTCTTTTTACTAAAGACTGAGCCAAGTGATTTCTGTTTCTTTTTGTTGCGGATCGTTATGACAAATTCCTGAGCTGCTTCCAAGGCAGCTTTCTTAGGATTTGATTGATTTTTATATTGAGTATGCGGATTAAATATCTTGGTCAGGTCCTTACCTTGATAGGTAGTGACAACCCGATAGATTTCGAATCCGTTTTTGGTAAAGGTTTGTACACCTGGACCAGTTTTGTTAGTGGCTTTTATCATTTTATAAGTCTCCGATCTGTTGAATAAACATTTTGATATATAACACCGCCAGGATTACCGTTAGCAATCCAAGTGATGGTAGAATGAAATAATAAAGTAGAGCTTCCATTAGGCAGTCCTCTTTATAAATTCATCCAGGGCATTATCAGGGAAGCCAAGAGCTGCTTTATACTCAGCTCTAGTATATTCAGACTCCTCCCAGGTGTTGCCGTTGGCTATGCACTTATCACCTTGCTTGCCAGTCAAGTGATATAGTCTTCCGTTTTTTGGTTTGTCTATCAAATTAGTACCTTCCTGTTGAGATTATTAATTTTGCTTTGTTTATGAATTGATTGGCTTGGACAGCGTGGCCCATTTGCATCTCTTCCTGGGCATCAGATAAGATACCCATAAGATATGTAACCTCAGCCCCTTCATAGCGGCTTTTGATTTTGTCATAGTCGTCTAAGACATCTTGTTTCTCCATGCCAAACGTTTTGATTTGTTTTTCTATATCTGTCATTTAATTGCTTTCTGCTAATTGTTTTAGTTTGTCTTGGCCTGGTATTAACCAAAGCTTATCTTTTTTAATTCCGAGTAAAAAATTGCCACAACAATTGCTCACTTCATAACCAATAAAGTCATAAGTAATTATTGGATAAAAATAATCTTTGCTGCCGTGGGGGCCAACGAAGTAGGCATCCTTCACACCCAATGTGTTTATGTTGTCCCATTCATTCATTGCTAGGACCTCAGCTTGTCTCCAATCATTGTCCTGGACTGGCTCACATGCATCGGTCATACCATTGAAGCTGCTTTTGTTTTTGATGTATAAGTTGTGTCTTGCATATCTAATAAATGCCTTGACTGTACTTCTAGTTATTTTTTTCATTTGTTACCTTTCGTTATTTGTTTAGTGTGTTGAGATATTTTAATTCAGCCACGTCTGATATGAACGGGATGTCCGCATCGGCTAATTGTTGTAAACCTGAAGCTGGAATCTTATCAATCATCTTGTCCAACTTACGAGCATTGGCTGGTGTGATTGTTTTGTTTCTCATAATCTCATATTCTGTTTTTAGTTTTGTAAGTTGTTGGTCAGTGAATTGATACTGTGTCATGTCGTTACCTTTCGTTATTTTTTTGGGGGGGTTTTTTTTGTCGTATGTGATCTTTAATCTCACAATGTTTATATGGGGTACAGAACGTATTCTGTCAAGTACGACATGGGGAACGGGAACGGGTTTATATAATAAACGTTGAAATACTGGGAAAAATTAGTTAAAAAAAAATAATGTTTTTTTATGTTTTTTGTGATTTGGAGGGGTTTTTTGTGTCAGAATGACATCGGCTGAAGGATTTGCAGTCTGCTTGTATATGGGTGATTTACAAAAGTATTTGATAATATGCTTAAAAAATATTTTGAAATGTGTGGTACGAAACGACCACGAGAACGGGAAGTGTTTTTATTTTATTAAAGTTTTGATACAAACTGTATCATAAGATATGAGTACGACATGGCCTAGTGGCGGAGTGGTTACGCATCAGACTGCAAATCTGAGTACATCGGTTCAATTCCGATCTAGGCCTCCAGGTCATTACGAATATGTTTTGTAAAGCATGTAGTCTCTTGGCGTGCATCATGGCATAAGTATCTTTTGTAGATACCATTGTATTCTTCAAGGACCCAGCCTTTATCATTCCGCCAAATCTCTTTATTACATTCTTTACATTTGCCAAGTAAAGCATCCTTGACTGGACGCATTAGTTGAGTAGTGGATTATTCTGAGAAACTTTTAGTTCATTAATACTCATCTCAAGAAATTTAATATAGCTGTCTTGAACACC